GAAAAGGAAACTGCAAAGGAAGATAAAACTTTTGAAACTGATGAAGTACATAATTTATTTGAAGAAATAAGATCTACATTTTATGAAGTACATCAGGTAAAAACTGACAAGAAAAGACTTCAAAGTAAATTTCTAGAAGTATTATCTAAATCAAACCAAACTTCAGAGCCAAAGGAGGAAACAACTCCAGAGAAAAAGTCTGGTATGGGGATTGGTAAGAAAATTTTAGGTACTACTACTGGATTATTCTCTAATGTGTTGGGTATAATAGGAGACCTATTAAAATTTGCTGTCTTAGATTTCATATCAAAACCAGAAAATAAAAAAACAGTAGAGGCATTTACAAAAATACTTACTGGAGTATTTAAGTTTCTAGATTGGTTCGTAACAGGTACATTAGACAATTTGTTGACTGGTTTTGCCGAACTTGTTGGCGGCGATAGCATCTTAGAAAGAATAGGTGGGTTTTTTAAACTCGTTCTTGGTGTTGTTGGTTTGCGATGGTTACTAAATCCACTTAAAATATTAAAAGATCTAAAAAATATATTTAAATTTGGCAAAAAATTTACTAAAATATTCAGAGGTATATTTAAACTTGGTGATAAAGGTTTAAAGAATTCTTTTGGTGGGATATTAAAGTTAGCTGGAAAAGCATTTAGAAAGACTCTTGGTAGAATGTTACAAAGAGTATTACTAAAAGTATTTGGTAAAGCAATAACAAAAGGACTGGTTGCTGTAACAAAATCTGTAGTTAAAGGTATCACTAAAGTTGTTGGTAAAGTTCCTATTGTTGGACCTTTAATTGCATTTGGTGTAAACTTAATGATGGGTGAGCCACTAGGAAGAGCAGCATTTAAAACACTAGGATCAATATTTTTGTCTGGTGTTGGAACTGCTTTGGGTGGACCAGTTGGTTGGGCTATCGGTGGTTTAATTGGTGATTGGGCTGGCGGTACTTTATATGATGCATTTTTTGGTGGTAAGGAAGGAGATAAAAAAGAAGAAAAGAAAGAAGATACTCCTGAGTTAGCTTCTGGTGGTGTAGTATCCGGACCAGAAGAAGGATACCTTGCAATTCTTCATGGTACTGAAGCAGTAATACCAATTGCAAAGATACCAGAAATTTTAACTCTGCTATTTAAATTACTTGGTTCTAATATAGTAGGTGCAATATTTGCTGTAATTAATTCTTTAGGACCTGTCGGTGGATTTGTGAAACCAATTGCTGTAAGTCTATTAGCACCTGCTATGAAGTTATTTGGTGTAGAAACATTTACTAAATCTAGTAACGTTGGGGATACTAAAGGAGACGCTGAAACATTATCTAGACATGTTGAATCCGAACAAGAAAAACAAGATCTTGATAAGTTATTTGGAAAAAATCTTTTAAAAGATATCGGTACTATGTTAATGATATCAGGAGGATCTTTAGTTAATTCCATACTGGGTGGTCCTGCACAAGCAAAATCATCTGATCCAAGTAGTAAGAGACTTGGTGCTGATCCTGGTTCTAATTCTAGTGAAAGTAGTTATAGTGGAAGTAGTTCTGGTGGAGGTGGAGTGTATGCTCCTATCTTAGATCTGATTGCTAAGTATGAATCTGGAAGTGGTGGATATGAATCAATATATCCAGGTACAACACTTCCAGGTGCAACTAAAATGACAATTGCTGAGGTTGCAAGAAAAGCAACTGGTGCTGTCGGAATGTATCAAAATATGCCTCGATTTTTACATGCAAGGGCAAAAGCTGTTAGATTAGATCCAAATACTGCATTATATAATGAAGAAAATCAAAGAAAGATTGCTGTTTATCTTATAGAAGATGGTCAGGCTGGGGTAACTCCTCAAATGCTAAAGGAAAATCCAGACGAAGCAATGATAAGACTATCGAGAGTGTGGGCAGCAATTCCTGTTCCTAAAAATATGCAGGGTCATACAAAACAGGTTAGTAAAGGTGAGTCATATTATGCAGGTGTGGGTAGCAATAAGGCACATATTACACCTGAAATGATGTATAAAGCAATGGGAACATCTGCTCAGTTACATTCAACTATCGTAAGTGGTAAAACACCACCGGGAGTTCCTGGTAGTGATACATCAACACCTGGACAAAACTTGACACCAGAACAAAAATCTAGTATGTTCCAGAAGTCAGGTATGTCTGCTATGGCAGCAAATACTTTGTCTTCTGCTAAACCATCAACTCCTGCTGCAGCAAGTACAACCCCGTCAACTCCTGCTGCAAAGATGACTTCATCACCACCAAGATCTTCATCCATGGTTCCTATGAGTAATAATTTTAGTATTACTAGAAACATTTCTAATAATAAACAAAATGTATCTATGGCTATAGTTAAAATGAGTAACACAAGAAAATCAAATTTAAACAATATGCAAGCCCCTCTAAATAATACGAGCATATCCGAGTCAATCATCAACAATAGGATATAATGGCAAACGAATTTCCTGGAGATTATTCTTTACTAGAAGTAAGTCTTTTTAGTTTAAATGAATCTCAAAAACTAGATATAAAACCACTTGTAGTAGAAATTAATATTTACGAGAGTATACTTGCTTCTGCACTTCAGGCTGAAATTTTAATACAAGATATTGGTCAGAACTTAATTTCATCACTACCAATTGTCGGTCAAGAAAGAGTAGAAATCTTACTTGCTACTGATGGAAAGTACTATAGATTAAATTTTTCAATCTATAAGATTGATTCTAGATCTATGGAAGAAAAGAATCAAGTATACTTGATGAGTTGTATAAGTATTGAAGCATTAAGAAACGAAAACTTCAGGATTTGTGAGAGAGTAGATGGTATAAATGCCGAAGAACTAATTGAAGATGTGTTAGGTAGAAATAATTTTTCCATTAAAGGATTAGATGCTGATGGAACAGTGTTTCCATTTCAAATGTATGTACCTAACTGGAGACCTTTTGATCTGTTTAATTGGTTATCAACTAGATCTGTTCCTGAATATAAGAAAGATTCAATTGGATTTTTATTCTATGAAACTTTAGAAGGATATAAATTTAAGTCTATTGATTGGTTGTTGGATCAGGATGAATATCCACGTAAAGGAGTGAAGTATACTTTCTTCCAAGGTAATACTTTAGGATCTGGTGTTGATGAGAAAGATAAGTATAGAATTTCTGATTATTCTACACCCAAATCATTTAACATCTATGATGATTTAAGAAGAGGTGCTTTTGCACACAATTGTATTTACCTTGATGTAAATAGAGCAACCTATAGAGTGTTTAGAACAACTGCAGATGATTTCTGGGATGACAGTTCACATTTAGAAGAAACTAAACCATATGTAACAGCTGGATCTGCACAGTTACTAGAAAGAGGAAGTAGATTTATTTACAGACCATCTACAATAAGTACGTGGGGTCAGTGGGAAGAGAACCAATCACAAGAGGGAACTGATAACGTTGATGAGGTTAACAAAAATTTTGAGAAAGCTTTTTATAGATATTATTTCTTGGAATATTCTCAGTTAGATATATCAGTACCAGGTGATATGAGAATTAGACCAGGAAATGTTATCAACATTTCTATACCATCACCCAAAAGATCAGAATCAAATAAGGTAGATGAGGATAAGAGAATGAGTGGTAAATATATTGTAAGTGCTATAAAACATACTCTAAATAGAAATGAACTCCGAACATATATAACTCTATCCAGAGATTCATATGGAGGAAAACCAATACCAGATAGCGAAACATCAGGTAGTCAAGTAAATCTAGATGGGAGTAATTAATCATGCAAAGTATAGAAAAACACATTAATAAAGACAAAGAAGAACTAGAGAATCCAAATATCTCTCCTCAACGTCGTCGTCATATTGAAGGAGAATTACATGATCTAGAAGAGTACGCTCAAAATCATAAAAAAGAAATTGAATCCGGAGATCATCACGATCCATCACCACTTGAATTATATTGTGATACCAATCCAGAAGCAGATGAATGTAGAATTTACGAGGACTGATGTCAACAATTAACCCAACATTACCTACCTCTAGTTTTATTGGTAATAAAGATTTTACTTGGTGGCTTGGTACTGTAAAAAATGCAGACGATAAGGATGCAAAACTAGGAAGAGCAAAAGTAAACATCTTAGGTTTCCACAAACCAGGTGAGAAACCATCTAATTTACCTTGGGCTATGGTTCTTGCTCCAACTGATTCTGCTGGAGCAAATTCTACTGGGTCTGCTGCTAATCAATTAAAACCTGGTAGTTTTGTTGTTGGATTTTTTCTAGATTATCCAGATTGTCAACAACCAGTTGTTATTGGTACACTTCTGAGTAAGATAACACCAGTAATAGATAAAGACTCTCAACAAGCTAAAGATTATCCCAGAAGCTACGAGAATGCTATTTCTGGGAGAAATATGTCTGATAGAGGACAAAACCCAGAAGCGGAAGCGACAGAAAGAGTATCGGAATCAGTTGTTGCTGCAGCTGCTCCTACTTCATATTCAAATCCATCTGGACAAGTTAAAAATGTACCTATTGCTGACGGTAAGAGTGCCGGCGATAGGACTTTTGAATCTAACGTCATATATCCAATAGAAACAATTGTTAATACTGCAAAACAATTAAGGAGAGTTCCGAAAGATTTAGAAACAAAATTAACAGCTGATCTTGATAAAGAAGAACAGACTATTTCTGTTGAGTCAACTGAAAAATTTCCTTCAACAGGACTATTAAAGATTAATGATGAGTTAATTGGGTATAATAATATAGAAGGAAAAAAGTTTGTTTTGGCAAAAAGGGGATTTGAACAGTCACCTATATCTGAGCACGAGGAAGGTGATGTAGTTAAATTTATAATGAAGAGTGAATACCTTGGTGTTGAAACTCCACCTGAAGGTGATGTATTTGGCAAATATACAACTACATTTGTTGATATGAAACAAGTAGTTGATGATCAATTTGAATTTATTGAAGACGCTATTTGGTGGATAGTAAATCAAATTAAGTCTTTTATTATTGCTGAAGTCACTAAAATATTAAACGCTATTGGTGCAGCTGCAATTTCACCATTTCCAATGTTTGGTAAGGGTTTAACAGAAGCAATCATGTTAATCATAAGAACAATTGTATGCGAGATGGGTCCAGATTTAGTTGCAGCTATTCTCAGTGGTATTAGATCAGCTATTGATGATATTATTGGCGGCATATTAGATGTTATAGATTCAATCAAATGTATTCTTGATGCAATCTTTGAAGCTATTTTTAGTCTCATAGATATTGCAAAATCAATTTTTGACACTGTAAATTCAATTATACAAACTTTCTCATCGATTGGTGAGATGGGAGAATTGTCTAATTTAAGTGACTTAAATATAACTACTATCTTTACTCAACTTTTTAAAATATTAAATCTTGGTTGTAATGTTACAACTAGGAATCCTCTTGCAATAACGTTTGATTCATGTCCAATCGCGTCTCTGCTTTCGTGTGGAAGTTCTTCTGCTTTTAGATCTGATATTTCTATGTCTGGTGTTCGTGGTAGATGGAATCCACAACATTCAAAACTAATAGGAACATTTTCAGAAACTGGAACTATGGTTGTCATGGACGACACACCATACAATACTAGATTAGTAATTGAACATGGACCAAGTAAATCTGGTATACATATCTATGACAATGGTGATGTTAAAGTTACCAATACACATAATAAAACAGAAGTTGTTGTAAAAGATCAGGAAGTCATAGTACACGGTAATGTAAAAATGGTAGTCGATGGTGACTACCATTTAAAAGTTGGTAGAGATTATCATTTAGAAGTTTTAGGTATGTATAATGTTGCTGTCAATAGAGAAAGTAAAATTACATATGCTGGTGAACACAAGACAACTTTCAAAAATAATGGTAGGTTAGAGTCAAATGGTGGTTTAGCAATAATTGCATCTAAGGTAGGTGTTTCATGTTCCGGTCAATATGAATTACAATCTCCCATTTCCACCTCTATTTGTACAGAACAAAATCATTTAACAGCCGGTTCATTTAATATCATATCAACATTTTATAATGAACTAGTTACAGCAAATGTAATGAAAGTTGTTGGTGGCAATCAAGTTAAATTGAGAACAGGAACTTCTTTTGAAAGTGGTATAGGTGTATCAAATTATTATCAAATGGGTGTTGAAAATGAATGGTGGGGTGGTGTACATGCTCAAGTTGGTATGGGAACGTGGACTGAAAACAAATTAGCTGTTGATCAGGAGTCTACAACTGGTGTCACATCGTTTACTAAACTAGGCGCATCTTTAGATACTATTACTGGTTTATCATTTAAAAGTACAACTGGATTACTATTGGATAAGGCAGAAGGTTTGTTTGCTGAGACTGGAGCAGCACCTCTAGTACTGACAGCACCGATCATCAGTATCAATTGACATTTCGTGATGGATGTGGTATTATACTTATGTCAAAAGAGGTTCGCATGAACGTTACACCAGAGTCATTACTACACGGCGTAAAAATTAATATGTTAACAAGAGTTGTTACCTTATTGGGTGAGGATGGAGAAGAATTAAATATTGATAGTGATACTTCCGAAGAATTTATCAACATGTGCAGTTTTATTAACAAAAATTTAACGGAAGACATGATAGAGTATACCTATTGACATCGCACGGATAAAATAGTATACTATACGAGTAAAAGATTAAAACCTCAGTGAAATCCCGACTTTGTTTACCAAAAAGTCGGCAAAAAAATCCCGGGCCAAAATTAGATGTGGGCCTTTTTGGGACGGTGGTGGAATTGGTAGACACACCAGACTTAAAATCTGTCGAGCATTACGCTCATGAGGGTTCAAGTCCCTCTCGTCCTATTTTTACTCCGTATTTTTTAAAAAAATACACTCCGAAATACCTAATATATACTAGATTTTTTTAAGCAAAAAAGTCTATAAATAAAACCAGGTAAAGCCCAAGTATTCGGAGTAAAATATGGCTCTAACAAGAGTTACTTCAGGTGGTATTGCACCTGGTATTGTTATTAAGTTTGATAGTAATAACGCACCAACAAACCCAGCAGTTGCATTTGACAACTCAAATGACACTGGTACTGGTATGTACCAACCAGCTAATAATGAGATTGCATTCTCTACGGCTGGTGTAGAGCGCCTCAGAATCAAATCTGATGGTAAAGTGATTACTGGTAATGGCACTATCTTAGGTGGTACTAACCCAGATTTTGAAAATGCATCCAACATTATGTTGTATGTCAACCAGTCTGACTTGAATGCGACTGATGTTGATGAAAATACTGGTGGTAATGTCAATCGACCTTTCAAAACGATTGAAAGAGCACTTATTGAAGCAGCAAGAAGAAGTTATAGAGCAGGAACTCAAGATAGATTCGAGGCATTCACCATTATGGTTATGCCTGGTCAATATGAAATTGACAACAGACCAGGTTATGACATTGTAGGCAACCCACTAACAGCTAATACCAGTGATGTAGTTGGAGTTGAAAATGGTGTCTATAGATTTAACTCAAGAAATGGTGGTGTTGTTGTACCAAGAGGTACATCCATCGTTGGATATGATTTAAGAAAGACTGTTATTCGTCCTAAGTACGTACCAACTCCAGCAACTACAACGGATACTGAAGAAGGAAGCATCATTAATGATGGTTATGCGTTGAGGTCTGAGAGTTACGATGGCGCTCGCATGATCGAGAGAAATCGTGGTTATGTCCAGGAACAAACGTCATTATATCTTCTAGCAACTAACACTACGTATCAAAATATAAATTCTGCAAAGAAGGAGAAATGTAAGAGAGATATTGGTCTTTTAATTGATGGAATTGTTGATGACCTTAGAAATGGTGGTAACGAAAATACTTTTGTTTTAGGTGAATCATATACAGATGGAACTAATATTAAGGTTTCTACTTTAGGAAATAATAATGAAGTAACTGCGACTGTCTCTGCATTTAATTATGCCAGAGATTTGATGAAGAAGACAGTTATGAATAACTGGTCTGGTCATAGTGAGTATACTACAGGTAAAACTATTTCCAGAGAAATTTTCGCCGTTGGAAATGGATATGAAGGTAACGGAGATTGTACTCAGGTAGAAACTGCTATTACTACACTTACTGCAGTCGCAACTACAATTCTAAGTAATCCAGATACATATACAACCCTAGTTGATAAAACTGAAGGTGTATATGACCAAACTGCTATCTTTAAAGTAACTGGTGGTTGTTACTTCTGGCAGATGACATTTAAGGATGCTCTTGGCACTCCTTATAATAGTGTAGAGTTTGATGGTGACGGATTTACAACTTATACTACTGCTGCAAATTCTGCATACTCGCACCATAGAGTTGTCGCATTTACATATGCTGACCAAAGAACTACTGATGGTGAATTAGATCAATACTACAAGAAGATTGATGCATGGGATCAAACAATTGATGGTGGTAATGCAAGAGTTGTAAGATCCGAAGAATACACCATTGTTGGTGACGGAAGCAGCAATACTACTATTGATACTGTCAACAGTTGTTCTCCATATGTATTCAACTGTTCACTACGTTCTGTCTTTGGTATGTGCGGTATGCATACTGATGGTAGTAAAGTTGCAGAGAACAGCTTCAAGTCGATGGTTGTTGCACAATTTACGGGCATCTCCCTACAAAGAGATACTAATGCTTTCTTCCAACCAAAAGATCTAGAAGGCGATAACGATAACTCATCATTTAATGATGAAAATGATAATACTGCAGTTCCTCCGGTTTATGCAGATCCAGATGCACAATATAAACCAGCCTGGAGACATTTCCACATCAAGGCATCTAAGGGTGGATTTATTCAGGTCGTTTCTGTCTTCGCAGTTGGTTACGCTGACCAGTTCCTAGTTACATCTGGTGGTGATCAATCAATCACCAACTCTAACTCCAACTTCGGTCAAATTTCACTCAGGGCACAAGGTTCTCAGTATAGAGCATTTGCTCCAGCATCTCAAGGTAGAGTTACTGCAGTTATTCCACCAAGAGGTATTAGTAGCACACCGGCTGATATCACGTTCTTCAACATTGCATCCTCCGAAACATGGGAAGGTATTCAACAATCTGATGAAGTTTATGTTCCAACTAAAGAGTCGCAGTATATTGGTGACGCACAACAATTAAGACTATACTTGGAAATTGGTGGAATTAGTGGTGTAGATGATATTCCAGAACTTATTGTCGAAACTCCTGATTATAATCAAACACCAGTAAATGGTGTATATCCAACTGTAACCAAGAGATATCTAACATACGGTACTACCAATAACTATGCTCTATTCAGAGATTATTATTCTATAGATGGTACTGTAGCAACTTCCCAAAGAAAAATTAAGACGGTAGTTGAAGGTACAGATGGTAATGAAAATAATTATTTTGCTAAATTATCATTTGATGGAACAAGTGCTGAAAATCTTATTTCAGGTAACTCAGAAAGACAAGGTTATTTCTTTGATTCAACAAGGTCCAAAGTATATGTTAAACTAGACGGTACAGATAGTCAAACAAAATCATTTATTAGTAATTTTATCTTTGCTACTAAGACAGAAGAAGTCTTTGGATTCCAAGAAACTCTTGCTGATGATGGAAGTATCACAACTCAGTTTATATCTACTGAGAGAGAAGTTCTACAATATAGAGATGGTTTCCCAGCTGGTTTAACTACAACCAAAAATGTTGATGCTAGAGGTTCCACTCCTTCCAACTTACTCTGGAGAATTGAATATAGTATTCCAAAAAATTCTACAGTAATTCCAAAACCACCAGAGAAAAGATTCATCATCAAGGGAACCAGAGCTGGCAATGGCCAAGATGGTATGCCATATACTGATTACAGATTTATGATCTGGGATGTTGAGGAGTATCAAAGCTGGGAGAGCGGAGTTAGAGATGGTGTTTACTATCTAACAGTTATTCGTGCTGATATTAATAGATTCTCTAGTGGTTATTCAAATACTATAGATAAGATTAGAAGAAGGACTCCTCAAGTCGGAACTCCTACTTTTTATGATTCATCTTTCGTTGAAGAAATTAATCTCTTCAATAAAGAAACCAGACTTACTGGTAACGTTAACTACTTATATCCGTCAATTAACGAGGAAGGTCCAAGTTACGAGACAAGACTAATTTGGAACCCACCGCAGTCTGATGCTACCGTTCTAGTTGAAAATATTGGTGATGGTAATAGAGTCAAGGATATCTCTGTTCCTAACTTCTACAGATATAGAGGTAGTGCTTCAACTCCATTTAAAGATATTCCTGCTATGTACTCAATGACTGCAGAAGCAGTTCATAGACTGGCACAAGCACTAGACCTACGTTATGCAGGTGCAGCTTCTGCATCTACTAGACTTAAGATTGCCCCTGTTGTTTCATGGGACGACAGAGATGGAACAGAAGAATATACATCAACAGTTTCCTCTTTTAACATTTACGGTAGTGGTTCATTTAGAATTGGTCAAAATAAAAATGTAGAAGCAGTTTTAGATACAGGTAACAACATTGATTACAACCAATATGGTATACAATCAGAACCAATTGGTAGAAGAATTATTGTTGTATCTCCAGATGCTTCTACAATTAATACTGAATCTCTAAGTAATTTTTCTGTATGTCCTATATTACCACTATACAGACCATCTATCCTACGTGCTTCTTCACATACTTGGGAATATATTGGTCTTGGTTCCGGTAACTACTCAACTGGTTTCCCACAACTACAGACAAGAGTTCTAAAACCATATGAACAGTTCATCGCACAGGGTTACGAGAATGCTGGTGGTTTCATCGCATCTTCTGGTACTAACTCTGCTGGTGACTTCTATATTGGTACACAAATCATCCAGGCAGGTGGTTCTCAGACAGTTACACTTAACGTCCCTAAGGTTCGTAAGTCTTCTGAATCCAACTATGTTGAAATTGAGAACGTTGAGAACAGAATTGCAAACTCTGTTGTTAACGTAACTGCATCTGGCGCTAACAAGAATGCTGCATCACAGAATGCACTCAAGTCTCTATCTAACTTCTTCAATGCTGAAAAACTTAGTGTTAGTAATATTGCAACTATCAACAGTCTCATTGTTCAAGAGAAACTCTTTATTAGTAACAACCAGATAAATAACGCTGCATTCTTCCCAGAAGGTAATACGAATGCTTATGGTTTCGTAAAAGCTGCAAAACCAGAAAAAACTGGATTTATCTCAACAGATACTAACGATAAACTATATGTATCTCCTAAGTATCTTGATGCATGGAGAGTTAAGAGACAACTTATCTCTGCTCAAGCAGTTACACTTGACAATAATAGAGTATTCCTACAACCATTTACTCAATCGCTATTAGATAGTTATAATCTTAGTACTGGGGGTTATGAAGCCCTATCTGTTGGTATTGTCCAAACAGCTGTTACTAATAATGATGATATTGTTCTATATCTCAAGGAATCTTCTGGTATTCCTTCTTATGGAAAAATTGATATTGATATGAATCTTCAGTATGTTGATATCAATGATTATTATCTATCTGGCGGTGCTAAAATTTACTTGAATCCAAGACTCGCTCTAACTTTAAGTTATGATAGAGTTGACTATACTACTAATGCTGTTTATATCGATAAAGTACAAAATAACTTCCAAATTGTAGATTATATCAAGAGTTGCTTAGGTGAATATGGAAAGACTGATATCGTCAAGAGTTATACATCATTCTTACAAGAAGGTACTTTCGGTGTAGGTGCTTCTGAAGGTGATATCAAGTATCTAAATGCAAAAATTGCTGCTGGTCAATCATATACAGTAAGTACTCTTGGATCTCCAGAACCAGATGACACAAACACATATAAGGATATTAAAGTTGCTCTAACTTCCGCAGAACACGAAATGTGGCCTGATCGTGGTGCAATCTCACTCAGAGAATATCCAAAAGGTGGTTCTTACTCAGTATCCACATTTGCATATTATAAATCATCTAACAGTGGTGGTGTTACCACATTCGTGCTCTTCAAGAAGATTGGTGCGGGTACAAATGATACAAACTCCAAGACTTATACTGCAAATTATAATAACGGTTATCCAGGTATTGATAGTAAGAACGTATTTTTTGCTGGATGTAATAGTATTATTACTTTCTCTGATAGATGGGCAAATGAGTCACCATTTATTCCACCAATTGATCCAACTGCAGGTGCTGTCGAGGACATTAACATTGAAGAAGCAACACTATATGAAATCCCACAAAAGGCAATTCCATTCGCTGGTAACCTAGATGAGGATTATATTGATACTAACCTACCAAACCCATATAGTTCTAAAGCACTAGGTGTTAACCTACAAACTAAGAATGCTGTTAAACAGTTCTCTCCATTAAGTTACTTCTATCAAGCAAAAGATTGGGCAGATAGTGCTGGTTTTGGTCCTAAGGACGTACTAGAACTTCTAATGAAACCAGGTTATTATAAACTAGATGGTACTTCTTTCCCATGTACTGTTAAGATTAATGGTACTGGTATTGCTGATGGTGGTATCGATGTTGGTAAGAAACGTGCAAGAGTTTCTGGTGGTAAGATGGGTGGTTATCTAGAAGATACCATCAAGAGAGGTGATAGTATCTATCTCTATCGTGCTCCATCGTTTAGTGATCAATATGGTGTAGGAAATGATGCACTTTATACTGATGTTTCTGGTGGATTGACTGCAGAGGGTGGATTTGATCTTTCAAACCTCCACTTCCTTGGACTTAATGAAGCAGTTACTAAGAATGAAATTCCCGATACACTTTATTCAACTGATACGAAACTACAATCTGCTCGTAGAACAGTTAGAAAAGCATATTATGTCAAAAACTTTATCAATTTAAACTATAGTTCTGGTCAGGCAACATCCGAAAAAGGATCACTTCAGTTTACTGGTAATACAAGTATATCTGCCGGTAAAGCAGAACTTCTCTTTAATATTAAGAGTAACGATATTGTTAATGATGATCTTGATAGTGCAAATTATCAAGAATTGAATTCTGCAAGTGCTGGTAATGCACGTTATATGGTTATCAGACTTCGTGCAGATAGATTTACTGGTTCAGCGGAACTAAAGAGAGAATTTAACTGGTCAAGAAGATACGTTATTCCTGGTACTACTTTATACTGGTTGGGTACTAGTGATACTATTGATTCACTTTCTAAAAACACCAAGGTTGTCAGTGTTAGAAGAATAAACCCTTCAAATGCAATTGAATGGGATACAACTTCAACTGAAGAAATTCAAATTCTAGTTTCTCTATATCAAACCGAAAGTGGTAATTCAGGAAATAATGGTACATATACAAATTCTGTTGAAGATTTAGATATTGATAGTTACACCAGTGGTGATAAAAAGTTAGTCTTCATGAACCAGGACGGTGCAGAATTCACAACTCTCACATACAATTGGGCGATTAATAGAAGAAGAAATTTCTTACCAATCGGTATCGTTCATGAAGGTGGTTATCAACCAGCAATTATTAAGAGATCAACTGCTACTGCAGCAGCTGGTGCCTCTACAGTTACTCTTGATGATATTCAACTTCTCAAAGTTGGTAACCGTATCGTTGCTCAAGGTATTGTTGATGGTACAAGAATTAAGAGTATCAATACTGGCACAAAGACAATTACATTATCTGATGGTGATGTTACAAGTGCAGAAATTCCTACTGGAACTCCATTCTCGTTCACTCAAACAAATAACTTTGGTGATGAGATTACTAAGTATGATATTCCTGAAATTTATGGTATCCTAAGAGGTTCTGAAGAAGCATATATTTCTATTGTTATCGATAGAAACCCAAATGCTGAGATTGATAGTTCAATCTCACCATATCAATTTGGACCTGGTTCATTTGCAACCTATCCAACACAACTTATCCAATTAAAGGATAACCACGGTTCTGTAACTACCGAATATGGATCTGTTGAAGATTCTATGGTTGCAGTTAATAGAAAGAAAGCATTTTCTAAGAGAGTCAATGGATTTAGTGATAATAGATTTGTCTTCCTTGATATTGCACCAGAAGAAATTCTAGGTATTTCTGCTAGTCAAGCAGATGATCCACAAAATGCAACTGGATCAATTTATACTGATAATACTGGTATTTCTAAGGAAATTCTTAAGGACTTTGCACAATATAACAACCAAACAATCAGTTTTGGTGGTGGTATTGGTACTGGATTTACTGCTGGTACAGTTTCATTTGGATCCAGCACAACAAATAAGGCATCTATTAAAACCGCAATGGAATCTGCTATCACTGCTGGTGGTAGAAAGTATAACCATTATGCAACTGCAGTTCTAGTACCAATTGGTGGTGCTACTGCTGGTAATCTTGGAGCTCCAAGAGTTCTTATTAATAGTTCAACTGGTGAAATTACTGGATTCAATATTGGTGGTGGTACTCTATCTCAGGGTTATAATGGTAGTTTTAATATTGTAGTTACTGATAGACAAGGATATATCCTTTCACCAAATACTGGTAGAACCGTATCTCTTTCGTCTACAAACTTACAACAGGATGACTTTACTATTGTTTGTAAACAGAACTTACTTTCTGCATTCTCTCTAGATGATAGTGGTGGTGGTGTTGCAAGTTCTCCATACCTTTCTAATGTTGATCTTGATGACGATGGTGATCAGGATGCACTTACTGCAAGAGGTAAGAAGATTTATCTATCCTGGCCTGTTTCATACAGAGCACTAAGAAGAAGAATCCCGAGTGCTGGTGGTGGTGCCGTTAACGGTAATTATCAGAGTAGTCTCATTAACGTTAATGCAATTCCTGGTTCAAATTTACCACTCAACCTATCTAACGTAACAATTGGTGCTCAATCTCCTGCAAGTGAGTCAGCAAATACGTTTGGTGGTGGATATCGTGGTGGACTTATCCGTGCCAGAGGTGCTAAACTTGTATTACAGGGAACTAGATTTAGAGGTAATCTATCACTTGATTGGACTGGTTTGTTCTCAAGTAGTACCTCAAGAAGAGGTGGTAGTTTCATTGCTGGACACTCTATCGAGATGTTCCAAATGGAAGACCAAAATGAATTCTCTCAGATTGGTGGTAGTAGACCTGCATATGTAATTACTACCTCTAAGGAGGATGAAGAATTTAGAACTTTATCTGAATTTAACCCAGAATCTAATATCTATCTAGAACCAAATAAAGATCCGGATGGTGTATTGGCTGATGGTGATGGAAGAACATTCCCAATTAGTACATTACAAGCTATCAGAAGAATCAACAAAAATTCTTCTGCAATTACACCGTGGGATGGTCAATCTGCAATTGATCCAGGTGATCTTTTAGATAAGGTTGCATTGTTTGAAAGATTCCAAGCACCATATCCAATTTACTATGATGATACTTCTACTACAGATCCATCTGCTGTTTCAGCAGATGCAAATGGAAGTCAATATGTTTTACTAGATGGTGGTAGTACTAAAGCTACTGCTATCAGACTAAGATGGAATGATTCAGGTTCAACAATTACTAGTAACACAACTGCTTCTGGAGTTAATATTCCCAAAAAAGAATTACACTTCTTATATCCAGCAGATACTGCTAGTGGTCAAGAAATAATTGATAACACATTTGTTGGTAAGTATGCAACCAAGATTGTTAAATCTACTAACATCGAAACTGTTTATGCTACAGTCACTAGAGTAAAAACATCAACTCAAAGATATACTAAAGACGGTACTGCATCTGGTTCTGGTAAGTACAGACTTCTAAGATTCCAGTATAGTGGTAGTTTTGGTAGTATTAGTTCTGCAGATGGAAATTCTGTTCAAATTAATACAAATTACTTGGATGCTAAGAGATACAACTATATCTCTACAGTTACTTCACGTTATCAAAAGACAACTTCAGGCAAGAATTCTAAACTCATCCTATCAGTTGATAATGGTGTTAACAAATTCGCAGTTCATGGTGATTTAGCATTTGGTTCTGGAACTATTACTGCAAATCTATCAAAATCGGATGAGTATACACTAAGAAACACTACCAACCCACCAGGTGGTACTGATGGTAGTACCGATGGTATAGTAGTTGTTGAAACTGATTCTTCTGGTAATATTGTCTCCCTTGATATTCTATCCTTCGGTGGTGGTCATAGAGAGGGTGATAAACTTGCTATTTTCAATGGTGGTACAAATCTTTCTTCTGGTATTGAGATTAAGGCAAGAAGAAATCTAGATCAAGATCTATCAATTTTCCAAGATGGTGAATATAAAGCAATTCTACCACGTAACTGTTTTGTCCTTAACGGTATCAGTAGTCCAACTGTAACGCGAATTAAAGATAAACTCATTAAAGCGAGAACAATCTTCAAACCAGGTAGTTATATTCTGTTGGGTAACACATATTATAGAATTGCAAATAGTGATGCTACTAATAACACACCATATATTGGTGTATATAAGTACATCAACCCAGCAAATACTGCAGATCAACGTGCTGACATTGTTGTCATGTTGGAAGACCCTGCATATTCTCCAACATATTCACAAAACCAAAGATTTGACCTCTTTGATTATGATAACCTACTTGACTACTGGCCTGCTGCTGGTCGTATGGTTATTGGTAGACGCGAAACTGTTGACTTTGTTAAATCCGGTGACCCAACCTCAAATAGAGGTTATGAATTAAGAGTTTCTAGAAGTATGACCAAGTATTGGCCACACTACATTCGTGACTGGGAAGGTCTTGATCCTAATGATTCTAGTGACTCAACAGTTACTGTTGATACTCTTTCACCTACAGAACTTCGTCTTGCTGATCCAGTAGATGTTACATGTTACGGACTCAAGAGAATTAGTGGTGATAACAACTCCATCCAAGAAGTTGATTATGATGGATCATCGACCTACATAACCCCTATCGGTCAAATTACTAATAAAATCACAAAAATTGTCATTCCTTCTGAAAATGTAGATACTGATTTTGAAAAACTTTCCATTGGTCAGGTATCAACAATACCTTACAGAGATATTTCTGAAGGTTATAACTGGAGTTCGGTTGAACTTACTGTTGGTGACCAACAAGGCACAAAGGGTGAGTCCACTTCTACAAACAGAGCAGGTGATAGATTTATTACTGGTTCTCTGAAGTCTGGTATTTCTGCCAATGTTTACTACAAACATACATATAATATTTTCCCAAGTGGTGATACTAGTTCCACCGAACCATGGAAGTATCTTAGTCCGTTAACCGCTGCTAATATTTCTGCACCAAGATCATCGGTTAGACAATTGCATCCAGGTGGTTTCAGAACATGGGGTTACCTAGGTACTAGAACAAGTGCAACTGCAAATAGTGGTCAAAATCAAATTACTATTTCTGCATCATACAAACGAAATATGCAGAGGATTAATAGTGCTTCCGAATTTACTGGTTCACTAGCTGCAATTGGTGCTGAAGATCCAAATGAAAGAATTTTGACTGTCACTGCAATGACATCTGGTGGTATTTCCAAGGGTCAACCAATTTATACCAATTCTGGTTACAGTTCTGGTTCACTTGTTGGATATGTTATTGGTTTTGAAGGTGACTCAATTAATGTCAGTGATGGTTATGAAGATGCTGTTGCCTTAACAGGTAATGGTCGTGATGGTGTATATAGAGTTCAACTTGCTGATGGTGCAACAGTACCATCTGGTTCAACTACATTCTACGGTAAAAAGATTTCTACTGACTATTTTGTTTATGCAAGAAATAACTGCTGTTGGCAGAGAAGAGTTTCATCTAAAGTAGTTAATGCTGATAACTCAACAACTATTACTTTGAATGGTAATTTAAATGTTCCTAGTGGTGGAACATCTGGTGATGCATCTGTATTCAATGGTGATTATGTACTTTGGTACTACTATGGATATTATGATAATGCAGTTAAGATGGTTCTAGATAAACCACTCGAAACTGATATTCCTGAAGGTAAGATATTTAATATTGCTCCAACTCCAGATCATTCATCGGGCACTTACCAACAAAGAGGTAAAAATTCCAATAACTCATTCTTGTTTAAATCTAGAATTTTAGACGTAGAAAAAGGTACAGGTGCTATTAATGTTTACCTTGCAGATCCACTACCAATGCATAAATGGGGTGAGTCAACCATTAAGAACTTTGGTTTAGTTTACTTTAACCATGGTGGTTGGACATATCCAAAAACTGGTGGTAGTTCAATTCGTCCAAATAACGTAAAACTAGAGGCAAACACTGTAGGTTCATTCTCTGATAAGATTTATTTACCAAATAGAAGTGGAAGAATCAAAGCAGGTGACACTTTATCATACACATGGGAAGATGGTTTAAGAGTTCTCTCAGATGATCAAAATGGTGGTACTATTACTACTACATCAGGATCAAACGAAGTAACTACTTCGGTAGACCAACGTACTACAATTTATCCTGGTTATCTCATATATACCAGTGGTGCTGGTGACTTTATTGGTACAGTTTCATCTGTTAGTGAAACTACAATTACTTTGACTTCAAATGCAGAGACGGTATTTTCCGGTAGTAATTGGAAATATACATCAACAGGTAAGACTATTTCTTATAGTTCTCAAATTGCTCAAGTTGGTGGTGTAGATTCTAATGGTTATTCTGAATGTACAATTAGTTCTGGTTACAAACATATTCTACATGGTGGATTTGGTGGTCCAAGTGCCAATCATAAAGCAATCTGGTATTCTGTCAGTGATATATTTGTAAGTCACCGTGACGGTAACTTTACTAAGGATGGTCCAGTTTCTAGAAAGTTCATCTACTCTGATAGTGGTGTTAAACTCACATTCGGTGAATATAGAATTTGGTATGAAAATTTCAGTAACTATGTTAGGGCTGCTGAAAACAATACTGGTCAAGCAATGTCTGGTAGACAAGGATGGGTTGGTAACTTTGGTCTCTCATCTGCTGGTCAGAGTACAATCGGTCTAGTTATGAACGGTGCGTCTTCTATTCAAAGAGGTAGACAATATGAAAGTTCATTCTGGTAAACTGCAGCTCCAGTTCATGCGAAGTGGGAGTCAGTAGATTATTCTAGAAGAATGATTCAGTGTCATATTAATAGTTCCACTGAAAGCGATTATGCTCCTGCATCAGTCACAAACTATGATGGTGCTGGTGGTCAACAACTATCTGCACTAAATCATACTGCACTATCCACAGGTCAAATTTATGCTTCTGTAAATAACGGTAGTTATCTCGGTGGTGGTGGAGATTCATATGACACAAGTCAATATCAATTCTTAAACACTGGGACCAAACTCAAATATTCACTTAAGAATGGTATTATTGATTCTGCTACAGGTAACGTATCTGGTGGTGATAGTGAAAGATTATCTGAACAATTTGTAATCGATCAGATAGTTACATACAAACCAACTCTGTATAATAATTATGCTACTACTGGTTCATCTTTGAGTGTTACTTTACAATCATATGATGGTTCGACATATTCTAATTCATCAACTGGTGAATACCTATCTGGTACTGGTATTGGTAATATTCTAATTCCTGGTGATGTTGTTTATAAAACCGCAACTCCAACTCAAACATCACTTATTGGTGTTGTTAAAGAAAGAGTTGATGATGATCACATAAAATTTGGTGGTATTCCAAATAATTCTGGTGGTATGACTAATGATACAAATTGGTCTTATATATCACCAAAAACTAATAAAGCAGCTGGTGGCAATGAAGCGTTGATTTACTCTGGTGGTGGTGACACATCAACAACTGATTTTAATGATATTAATGGTGGTGCTGGTTATAATATTGTTGGTGAAAATGGACTTGCTGGTAATAGATATAACCTCAAGTTTAACATCGCAAGAAGAACTTATAACCAGACAACATTGTTGAACACTTATGATCAACTCAAACCAATTAAATCATATTCTGACGTTTCTAAGGTTATTGACATTAAGTTTGGTGACTTGAATAGATATAAATCACCTCTCATGAACGTTGAGGTTACCAGACTCAATCCTAAGACGCACATTGAGAGTTCAATTTCTGTACTAAATAGTAACATGCACATTTGATTTGAACACATGGCTTATTTTTTAACTGATGACCAAGAGGAAGAGTTAAATCTCTTCCTCGATGAGCAGAATCAAAAAATCTGCGAAAACCAATTAAATGATGAAATGATTGAAGATGAGTTGAAAGATATTATTCGTTCAACAGTGAAATCAGGTAGTCCAATTCCTGCTTTCAATCCAGTTTACGGTTACTATACTGTTTCATTTACTCCATGTGAAGAAGGAAATAGAATTTATGTTCACCATCACCTAACTGGTGTTTCCAAATCAATTAGTGATCCTGCACAAGTTTTTGAAGAACTCCAGAAACTTGCAAAGACACAAAGTGATGGTGAAAAACCAGTTGAAGAAAAAACTGAAGAACCAGAAATTAATTCTGAAATTGTAGAACTAGATCCAGAAATAGATGGAGATTTAGAATCTTTATTTACTAAAATGGAAGGAGATGGTGAAGACATGTTTAATATTAAGGCTCAACAATTAATAGGTGGACCACCAAAAGAAGTTCTAGAAGAACTTGAGATTGAAGAAGAATAAATAGAAGAGGGATATATATCCCTCTTTTTTGTAGGTATATACCTAAATTCGGAGATTGAGCTAAATGGCAACAACAATCAAACTAAAGTCTAGTGCTACTGCGAGTGCAGTGCCTTCTTTAAGCAACTTATCCCTAAGGGAACTAGCAATTAATACTGCTGACGGAAAACTATATGTCAGACAAGGTGATGGAACAGGATCTGATACAATCGTAGACATTGGTGGATCAGCCACAACTTCTGCAGTAAATGATGCCCTTGCTCTTGCAATCGCATTAGGATAAGAACATGGCAAATATATTTAAAAGTTATTCAGACACCGCTGTAGGTACGTCTGAAGCTACCGTTTATACTGTCGCCTCCGGTACTGTATCGGTCGTAATTGGTTTAAACGTTTCCAACATCACAGGCAATCAAATAAACGTTGATTTGAGAGTAGATAAAGCATCTGGGGATGATGTTTATCTAGTAAAAAATATTCCGATCCCAAATGGGACATCCTTTGAATTTAATGCTGGAAACAAATTTGTTTTACAGACAGGGGATGCAATAAAAATAGTTTCAGATACTGCAGCGAGTGTGGATGTGCTCATCAGTGTTCTAGAACAAACTTGAGGTAACTGATGGCATATATCGGAAGGACACCATCATTTGGTGAAGTAATTGTATTAAAAAATATTGAATCTAGTTTTAATGGAACTTTAACTGGATTTGATCTACACCGAGTCGTAAATGGTGTAGATCAAGATTTTTATGCTATATCATCAGAACATTTATTAGTATCACTTGGTGGTATTATCCAGGAACCAGATAGATCTGGTAATGTTGGTTATACAATCAACGGAAATCAAATTGAATTTGCAGTTGCTCCAGCTAATGGAGTTAATTGTTTTATAATTTCATATGGTCATATTCTTGATATCGGTGTTACTAGTGATGGAACTGTAACTTCTGCAAAGATTGCAGCACCAGGACCATCATGGGATAGCGCAGGTAGTTTAAGTATTAATGGCACTGGATATGTTGATATTCCTGCCGGAAATACTGCTCAAAGACCAGGTTCAGCGAACACTGGCATGTTGCGATTTAATAGTGATTATGCTAGATATGAAGGTTATGATGGTTCTAGTTGGGGTAGTTTAGGTGGTGCTGGAGGTGCAGGTGGAGATGCTGTATTCTATGAGAATGATCCAACGGTAAGCAGCAGTTATTCAATCACTTCTGGAAAGAATGCTATGTCAGCAGGACCTATAACAATAAATAATAGCGCAACGGTAACCATCCCAACGGGATCTGTATGGACGGTAGTGTAACATGACAGTAACTATTAACGGAACGACTGGTATTGTCACACCAGATATAGCAGTAGATGGAACAACTTTAACAGTTGATGCAGTAAATAACCGTGTTGGTATTGGCACTACTACTCCATTTGGAACATTACAAGTTAGACCAGGAACTAATGCAAACTTTAGTTTTAGTACTGGTAGTGGAGAATCATCTCTTGAAATATTAAATGATGCTGGGTCTGCTAATGTTCCTCTCAATGTAAGAGCATCAGAATATAAAATTAAAATTCAAGGAACAGAAAAACTTCGTATAACTTCTACTGGTAATGTTGGTATCAAAAATACATCACCAAACAATACTTTAACAGTTGGAGATGGTGTTCAAACTTCATATGCACCATCCACTGCCGGAAATTACCTTGAAATTGCTAGAACAAGTGGTGCTGATGCTGGTCTTCTAATCAATAAAAATACAGGTCAGTGGTTAGTTGGTATTGATAACTCTGATGGGGCAAATGCTCCACTTAGATTTGAATATGCTGCAGCAGGTTCATCACATCCAGGATTTGGTGCTGGAACTCTTGGAATGATTATAAAACACGATGGTAAAGTTGGCATCGGAACTGTTAGTCCAAACGAGAAGTTAGATGTTCGGGGAAAACTATATCTAAACAATGGTTCAGCAACTTATATTGATGCTGCTTCAAGTAACGGACTTGTAGTGACAAACCCAACTGCCATTAGATTTGAACTTGGTAGTGAAAGACTTCGCATAGATTCAAGTGGAAGACTTACATCAACTAGATCAACAACTACAGCATATAATGCAGCAGCAACCACAAATGATTCAAATGTTGTAATTTTAAATTCAGGTGCTGCAGGACATGCAACATTACAATTCCAAAGCCTATCTGGGGGAACTGCAAATACAGGGCAAGCAACAATTAGTGCCACTAGTGAAGGCGCATCAACTAAAAATACTGTATTAACATTTGGAACAAGACAAAATTCCGACTCAACAGTAAGAGAAAGACTTCGTATAACTTCTG